TCTCTAATAAAATACTTTCTATTCTGTTTATTTGATTTTCTATTTTATGTATCTTATCATGAGTTTGCTTTTGCATTATTCTGCAAAGCTTTTCATGAGAGTCTATTCTCTGTAATGCTGTGTCTTTGCTCGCCATTATGTTGTTCTCCTACTAGCAATAACTTGCTCTGTTGGTGATAATAAAGCTTGCTGTGTTCTTGTCAAGTTAGTATTTGGGTCTTTAACTGAAGCTAATTGTACTTTTGGTTGACCTGTTTTTGGTAATGGTGGTGTTTCTACTCTAAGAGCATTAGAAAGCGGATTTAAAAGTTTATCAACGCCTTTTTTAATTAAAGGTGATATCGATCTTAAACCACGTTTAATAAATCCTTCGTCTCTAATAGGATCTCCATTTTCATCTAAAATCATATTTCCTTTTTTATCTAGTTTGTAATCATATTTTCCTGGGTCATATTCATTACCTCTTTCAAAAAATTTTTTGTCTTCATAGCTGTCTTTTACATCATCTAATTCATCGATTGGAAAAACATAATCTTCGTTTAATTTAAATTTAAACTTAATACTTTCTTTGTTATCTCTTCTAAGTTGTTCATCAATTAAATTTACTTTTGTTTCAAATCTAGCTGTTGAATAATTTACAGGTGTAAATATACCATCTAATAAATTAGACCTAAGAGTTGAACTGACTCCTGCTTTTTCTAAAATATCTTCAATGTCATCTTCACTTAAATCTAAAAGTTTTAAATCTTGTATTCTAATAAACATATCTTTTTGTATTCTAAAAGCTTCCTCTTGCATTTCTTCAAATGTTTTTACTTGTGTCATTGGTGTATTATCGGCATAGTTATTTACGTTATAAAAGTTTTCGTTTTCATCAACAGCTCTTAACATTCTGTTCATGTCTGATGCAAAATATCTTAAATCTTTTTTGGTATCTATTCTAATAATTCTAGTACCAGCAAACAAAGCAATTAGTTCATCTTTTAAGTTTAGTGGTTTACCACCTTTTGTTAAATCTTTTCCTATTGCACCTTCTATTTTATCAGCACTAACAAGTACACCTGGCTTAACACCATCTAATATGTAAGCAAAAGATTTTGCAAATTTATCTCCTATGCTGTCTGATGCAGAATAAACTGTGCCTCCTTGATCTTTTCTACCATTTCTTACCGTCACATCTAAAACTCTATCATAACCAATTGGTTCAGTAATAAACGGTGATAAGAAAGTCATTACCGGTCCATCTTCTGCAAACATAATACTCATAACATAATCATCAGTTTCTTGTGGATTTAAATTTTGTTCGTTAGCCTGGTTTATTGCTGCTTCAAACGGAGCCCATAAACTATCGTATGGTGAAAAGTACGAGAAGTTTATTGCTGCAGACTCTCCATCTTTCCAACCTGTAATAGGAAGTAAGTTTGAGTTTCTGTCCCACGGAGCTGCTGAAGATCTTTTATATGCATTCCATTGTGAATCTGTAGAGTTAGTTAAGAATTGTGCAAGTTGTACAAGACCAGTTCCTGTTGCATAACTTGTCATAAAAGCACCCATTAATCTTCGAAGACCCATTTGTCTTATAGCAGCATTACTACTAGATGCTTCTTTTAATCCAATAGATACAATGTTTGTACCTGTTCTAAGTATTTCAGCAGGAAAAGATATGAAAGCACCTAGAGGTAATTTTCTTAAAGCTTGTATAGCTGGTGGTACTTTAGAATAAGTTGGATATGTATTTCTAATTAGGTATGCAGAGATTTCATCTATATGGTCGTCAAAATTTTTTATGGTTCCAGTGATAGGGTTTGTCTCTACAAACTCTTCACCCATTTCTCTATACCATTTTTTGACGTCGTCTAAATTTTTAAGTGCAGCATTCAATTGTGATCTACCGTATTCAAAACCATAATGTTTCCACAAGTTATCACCACCTGCATAAAGTCTTGCAACTTTATCTGTTGGTGCCATCTTAATTAATTTATCAAATAATTGATCAGAAGTTCTTATTTGTTGGTTTTTAATTTGATCCATAATTGCTTTTAATTCTGATTGAACAACATTTTCATCCCACACACCAAGACGTACTAATTTTTCTACATAATTATTAAATGAAACCTCATCTATATTTTTTTGTCCTGCTTTAAATATATCATCTAATACTATTTTCATTGCATTAGTAACACTTGCTTGACCACCAATGTGTCCATTCATTAAAGCAAAGAATGCAGCTGATGTCACGTTTCTAACTTGTGTTTGTGGTGAGTATAAAGTTTTACCAACTTGAACTAAAACTTTACCTTGCATAATTTCTCTGTAGATGGGTATGTTAATTAAGTTATCTAGCACACCACCTATACCTTGAAACATTTGCACGTAATCAGGATCAGCATAAAGCTTTAATAAATTTGATTTCATATGTGGTCCAAGTCTAGGCATTTTCCCTATAACTTGTGGTGTCAAAACACCTTTGTTAATTGCTTCTTCGGCACTATTAAATAACCAACCATTTTTTAAACCAGATTGTGCAATAAAATCAGCAGCTTTTTTATTTGAAATTGCAGATATCATTTCTGCTGTTGTTCCACCAACCACTGCTTTTAAATTTTTTTCTGCTCCAAGTAAATTTTTTATAGCGTCTGGTAATTCTTCTCCTGTTTTTAAAAATTTATAATCTTTAAACCTAATCAATTTCGCAACTTCTTTTAATGCTTGCAAAGGACTTTTACCATCAGCTTTTCCTGCCCTAAGTATAGACTCTACCATCATTTTTGCTGATTCTTTATAAGCGTCAGCCGTGCTTAATTTTGGAAAATCTGCTTCTGCTCTAAGTTTTAAATCTTTGTTTTTTCCAACAACATTTTTAGTAACCCAAGATATTGCGTTATTATATATTTTTTGATCTGGTGCATAATTTGGATTAGTAAATGTTGAAAAAGATCTTACTAAATAATCTTTTACTCTGTTTATTTCTATGTTTTCTAAATTTTTTGTAACTTTATCTCCATCTTTACCTTTAGGTAATGCTTTTTTAAATTCTTTCATAATGTTTTTAATTTCAAATTTTAAATCGTTTGCTAGAGCCTGTAATTCTTTTGGAAGATCTTCTTTTTTAGTTTGACCTCTTAAAAATTCCTCTACTTGATCAAGATAATGTTTCTGTAAAGCAGGTGAACTTGTTGCTTTATTATAATCTCCTTCAAATTTTTTAGCTAAGTTGTAAGATTTTTTTTCTAAACCTTCCATTGTTCTATCTAGTTTTCTAGCTCTAGCTTTAATATAAAGCATAGCTTTTTCTGACACACCTTCAATATCTTTAGGTGCTTTACCGTATGATCTAAACAAAGATAAAATGTTATCTAATCTTTTTAAAACTCTAAACTCTCTACCTGGGTTTGTTACAGAATATAATCTCCATTGTTCAAACGGTGGTAATTGTCTTACTATTTTACCAGAAAAACCAGATACAATTGCAGGTGCTATAGCTTTTGTTAACACAAAATCAGTTGCATTTCTTATTCCTTTACCAGCTCTTGTAACAACAGGTGCAACTAATGGCCGTGATCCAAGATACGAGATAGGTCTAAACACAGCATTGTCCACGCCTTTTGCACCTAGCTTTGCTCCTGTTTTTACAAACGGTGCAAGACCATATTTATACCCTAATTGTAAACCTTTACCAACAAGAGGAAAACCAGCACCAATCAACACTCCTTCTTGTCCGTATTTAATTTTATTTCTAAACTCAGCAGCAGCTCTTTCTCTACCCTTTAATCCTTTTGTTGATTCAGGTTGAAAATAAAAAGACTGTCTATCAGGTTCTGATGCAAGAAAGTCAGTTGCACCTACAACTGTTAAACCCTCCAACATTCTATATGCAATCTTACTTACCTTTCTTTTATTACCACCTTTGATTCCTTCTATTACTTTTTTAATTTTACCAACAGTTTTTGTTCTGTTTAATACTTTTTGTATGATACCGCCTGGTATTGCAAATTGAGTCATTAATGCAACAAGATCACCTCTCCATGTTTCTGGTTTTTCTGGTTCCTTGTCTTTCATCATTTTATCAAATGACTCTAAAAAGTTTGTATCAAAAGCATAATCTAACCCAGAAAATAAAGTTGTGCCGACTCCTGCTGCAAGGTCCATAGCACCTGTGTCAATACCTCTTCTAATTTCATCTAGTATAGATATGTAATCTTTTTCTTCACCATCTTTTAATAGTTGCATGGTATCAACAGGTTTGTCATATTTTTTAGACATGATGGTGTCTAAAGCTAATTTCATATTAGGAGAAGAACTAAGAATAAATCTTGCTAAACTTTTATCTTCTTTTTGAAAAGGGTTTAGTGGTGTTAAATATCTAACAGGAGGTGTTGGTTCTGTTATACCTTCTAATGCTTTAAGAAAAGACTCTTGTACTTCGTTTAGTTCTTTTCGTTCACCCTCAACAGTTTTTGTTTCTTGTTGAAGTTCTTGATCTTTTCTGTATCTTTCAATAGCAGATTCGGCCATGTTATGCCTCCTGCGGTAATACTAAATTAACACTATATTTTTGATTAAACATATCTACATCAGATTGTGTTGCAATTGTGGCAAAGTCTTCTAATGCTTCTGGACTAGCTGCAATTAATCTTACAACGTCATCTGATATTTGTTTTGGTAATCTAGCTCTTAATGTTGAGTAGTCAATTTTAGGTTCTTCTGTTGCTGGCATTTGACCCATGTTAACATCACCACCCATTTGATACCCAACTCTACCACCTGTAGCCTTAAACTCTGGAAATTTACCTTCTCTAAAAAATTCATTATAATAAAAGAACATATCTTCTAATAATTTAGGATCATCATCGTCTGAATATCGAGGCGTGACCCCATCCTCTTGTTTAAGTTCTAAAAGGTTGTCTTTTATTTTTCTCATAATTCTTTGAGTGTATTTTTCATCTGTTAACAATGAAGAAGCTACTTCATCTTTTCTAGTTAAATTAGAAAATCTGTTTTTCTTTTTATCTAAAAGCAATTGGTCTTCTTCTGTAAACTTATTAGGTGTTGTATTTTTTTTATTTTCTAGTTTAAAAATAATGTCCATTGTGTTTTCAATGTCATCAGCTATTTGTAATTTAACACCTCTACTTGCAGTATCACCCATACCACTTAAAGCTTCACCCTTAGCTGTAATTAACGTTTTAAATAAATCAGCATCGGTTGCAAATTTAGTTGCTCTGTCGGTATCTATATCTTCAAACAATTGTTTAGTTGGTTCTTTTGCAGCCAGTGCAGCCGTAGATAACAATCCACCTTGTGGTGGTCTTGATAATAAATCTAAACCTGTTGACATTAAAAATCTTGAAAGAGCTTCACCTTGCGGTCTTTCATACACTGGAAACATTTCTCTTGCAGATTCAAATTCTTGTTGTGTTGGAAAAAAATCTACAAGACCTGGTGTTCTATAACCTTGTCTTGGTGCATCTAAACCAGACGTAATGCCTTCTGCTGCACCACCTCTTCTAAACATTGGTCTTTTTAAAGTTCTATTCATTATGTGTTTGGCACTCCTAGTAAAGAAAGATCTCTTTTTCCTTGACCATAAGCACCATAGATACCAGCAAGTGTTGTACCAACACCTAGTGCAGTCTGTAATGGTGTAGGGTTAGGTATGTTTGATGTTTGGAATTGTGCAGGGTAGCCACCCATGATTCCTGTTACTTGTGCAGCATATCTATCCAATTGTTCTTGTGGTAAAAATGCTGCTTGTCTTGCTGCTTCTCTTTGTGCATCAGCCACTGCTTGTGCTTGCGCCTGGTTCAGTGCGCCCAACTGACCTAAACGTGAAATATCTGTACCTGTCGCTGCTTGTTGTTGTGCTCCTAATCCTGCTTGGAATGCACCTAAACCTTGTTGTTGTGCCGCTAACGCTCCTCTGTTAGCTATATCCTGTTGTCTGGCTGCTGCTGCCTGACCAAATCCTTGTTGCAAGAGTCCTGCTTGTAATAATGCACGTTCTCTTGCCGCCCCCGTACCAAACTCGGCGAGTTGTACGCCCGCTCGACCAGCGCCGAGCACACCCAAAGCTGCTTGTTGATCTCGTATACTTTGTTCTTGTATAGCTTTGTTACGATCAAACTCTGCTAATGTAGCATCAATAACTTGTGATTGATATGGTGACATAAAATCAGAAACTTCTTGTTGAAATGCTGTTGCGCCAGTTGTTACTCCACCTAATGCTGTTTGAGCTGCTGTGCCTGCTGCTTGAGCTTGTTGTAAAAATGGTGCAAAAGATCCTACACCTTGAGTTGCTAAATTTTGTGCTTGTGTTTGTAATGCGTCTTGACCTGCAACTGTAGGTGCAATTCCTGATAAACTTTGTTGTCTTGTTGTAAATGCTTGAGCTGCACTTTGTCTAGCTGCAAAATCTGCAGCTGATTCGCCTGGTTGTTGTGATATACCAGCTATACCTGTTGCAACAACTGGTACACCTGTTTGTGCTACTACTTGTTGTGCTAAATCTTTTCCTAAATCTTCAACAAATTGTGCGGGTAATTGTCTTGTAGTTTGTACAGCCATTATAATACTTCCTCTAGTCTTTGTGATGTTTGAAACATTTTACGTGCGCCTTTTAATCCTTGCGATTCTTTAGATACGTCACCTCCGGATTCGAGGTTCTTCATCATGTTATACATAACTTCTGCGCCTTTGTCTACATTTCCATCGCCTGCGTTCCTGACAGCATCTGCTGTAAATACGAACTCATTCTTGGATAATCTTGCTGGCACATCATCTGCCTTTTCCATTCTACCTATAGGCACAAATCCGCCGTCTTCTCTGTAATCTTTTTCCATACCACCCATATTCAACAGTGGCATTGTCTTTTTGGCTACTGGTTCAGGTTTTCCACCTTCTGCAAATCTTTGTATTCCATAAGGTCTTAGACGATCAAAATCTAAACCTTCACCTCTGTATAGTTCATCTTCTTCATCTTCTTCTGTCTGTTTAGTCATTAAACCTGATGCTAACGAGGCTAATCCAATGCCTCCTAAAGCTGTTGGCATATATGATCCAAATCCTTTTGTTAAACCTAATTTACCAAGTAAACCTGGTGTTGCATATTTTCCAATTTGACCTGGAACTCCAGGAATTCCTTTTGCTCCAAGTAAAAATTTACTAATCCCTGTGCCACCCATTATACCTTTTGCACCAAGTCCTAATAAAGCTGCTTTACCGATAGGTGATTTTACAATTTTTTTAATACCACGAGTTACTTTCTTAACAAGTTTACCTAGACCATACATCTGTCTACCCATCTCATCAATGTTGCCGTCCATGATTCCACCCTCTGCTTTAAAAGCTCTTGCTAATTCAAAAGGTTCTTGTTCTTCAGGTTCTAGTTCTGCTAACTCACCGCCACCTCCCATTGTCGTTTGTGGAATAATTGGTATAATATTTTCTGCTTCACCAGATTTTTTTATTGGATTTCCAAGGGCATCTGTTTCACCTAATTGTCTTTTTAACATATATTCATTATAAGCATCTACAACGTTTTTCGAACCTGTGTAAACATTTTTAAGAAAAAATTCTTTACTTCTTCTAGAGCCTGCTTCAAAAAAAGGTTTTGATTTTCTTAAAAGAAATCCACTTATAGTTGGGCTGTCAGCAAATTTATCAGGAAATTTAATTGGTTCGTCCATTAAAGTTTGTTGAATATCTTTTGCTTGTTTTACTAAAGGATTAGGTTTATCACCTCCATGTAAAGATACTCCAGTGGGTCCTTTTCCTATAGTACCACCTGGGCCTCGTCCTCTTGCCATTCCTGTATCTGCCCTTTCTTCAGAAGTTCTAGCACCCCTTCCATATCCAGTTCCACCTCTACCACCTCCGACACGGAATCCTATTCTTCCGCCGTTTGCTAATAGTTGTTTTGCTATTTGAGTTCTTGTTATGGCCATTTATCTATCTTATTTGGTTTTACTTAAAAAATCAAGGCTAGGCATCATAACTGTAATGTCTTTTTGGATATCTTCTGGGCTTATACCCTTAGATTTCCACTCTTCATCATTGTTATATTTTTCGCCTGTTTTCTTGTTTGTTATTTTTTCTATGATTTTATCTGGTTTTATTTCAATCATTATGTAACTACTCCTCTTGGCTGTATTTCTAATAGAGAAGCTATGACGTGCAGCTCATTCGCGTCAGCAGCTTGTACTTTCAATACTTCACTTTCCTCCATAACCAGAGGCTGTGTTAAAAGTTCTGTTGTAGCATTTGAGGCAATAGCTTTGGTTTTGAACAAATTAAATATAGTCCCACTAGAATTAACCAATGTTATAGTTATTGTAGTCCCTGATCCAGCGTCCTCAGATACAAGTATAGATTTAACCACTGCTGTTGTTGCGGTAGGCACTGTATACAATGTAGTTAAATCAGTTGTTGTTAAATCTACTTTTTTATTTTTAAAATTATTAGCCATTATTGTAGAAAGAAGTTAAATGCTTCTACCTCCTGTTTTAAATCTTCTTGATAAGTTGTATTCAACTTCTCAACTATTGCATCAAGATCTCTAACTTGTGCTTCTGCTGTAGGCAGATCATAGTCTTTACTTGGTCTTGTTAATACTTGTACTATCTTTGCCATTATCTTCTTCCATCCGGCTGTGTATCCAACCTAAAAGTCCCTAACTTCCAAGTTTGATTAGTTGATGTATTTTCTATTTTTAATGCAACAGCTCTAGCTCTAGCTCTTGTGTCTACCTTTTGAGTTGATGTTGTTATGTCAAAAGGTCCAAGTGATGAGCTTGCAGCTGTATCATTTGGAAAGTTTCTTAAATTTAATGTAACTCTAGTAGTGCCAGTCTGTGAAATAAAGTCAGGTATAAATCTTCTAATTTTCATTAAAAACTCACCATCTCCTTTAAATGTTGCAACACCAGTTGATTGTCCTGTGATACCTCTTTGTTGTGTAATATCAAAATCTCCAGAAGTTATATTAGCTGTGATTGCAGACACAGTACCACCTTTTACTTGATTGGTCCCTGTTTCGTGTTCATAGTATGTTGTTCTGCCGTCTGTGTTGCCCACAACATCAAAAGATGAATCATTAGACGCATCGTATTCTAATGCATGTGGTAATCCAAATACTGCAGAATCTTCCCACATAGTTCTAGAAAGTGTGCCAATAGTCCATACTGGTCTTTGTGGTGAAGAGTCAAAATAATTATAAGCAACCATTCTATTTACAACAGATGATGAAGATGTTGAATAAAACCACATTACTTCACCAAACAAATTATTTAATCCAGCAGATACCATTTGGTTTCCAGACTCTAAATTTATATCGTCATAAACATGATCCTCTACTAAACAAGGTAATGATTCTAATTTACCAGCATATCTAAAGAAACCATTCTCTGACATCCAATAAGCTGCACCATCAACCTCTACACATGCGTTCTGTCCAACAAGTCCACAGTTAGTTCCAACTTGTGCAAACGCAAACGTAAATGGCTGACCAACAAAACGTTGTGTAAATAATGCTGTATCAGTCCAAACATAGATTGCATCTCTACCTCTGATTGCTCCTCTAATTTCTGATCCATCAGCTAGTCTTTGTGTGCCAGCTGTGTTTGTTGCTGTAGGTGTATAAGTGTTAATATCTTCTTGGTCTGAGAATCTAATAAACATATTGTCTTGTGTAGATGTGGTTCCAATAGTTGTCTCTGTTCCAAAGAATACTAAGTGACGATCAGGTGTAGATACAATCATGTGTCTTGATGCAGTCGGTGCACCAGATATAATTGTTGCTCTTGTAGATGTTGCTCCTGAAGCTGCAGAGTCCCATTCAAAGCATGCACTGTCATGAATTAAACAAATTGCTTTGTCACCAAAATTATCTAAAGACCACATACCTGGTTCAAGAACTAAGTCACCAGAAGCCGCTTCACCCCACGCTACATAATCACTTGTATCAGTAATTGTTGCACCATCAGAGTGTGATGCAGCTGAAGTATTACGAACACCTCTAGTTACACCTGTTAAAGTATTTGTAGACACACCAGTATAAGATATTTCTTCTGTCCCTATTTGTATAAAGTTTGTACCAGTGCTAGGAAACTGAGATGCATCTGTTAATACGATTGTAGTCGTAGAAGAATTTATATCACCATTTAAAGTTGTCGTAACTTCGCCTGATACAGTACCACTCCATTGACCTAGACCCCAACCAAAACCTTTAGCTTGAACTGCTGGTCCTACTGTATAATAATGTTGAACTCTAATACCACCTGATGCACTAGCACCAGATCCAGATTCATTTGATGGCATGGTAATAGTAATAGTTGTGCTGGTAGGCACAGTAGTTACCATAAACTTTTTATCATCAAAATCAGAAGCACCAAAGTTAGAATTAGTAATAGTAGAAAAGTTATCTAATAAAACTATGTCTCCTGCTGTAATATTGTGGTCACTTCCAAAAGTTATTGTAACGGTTGGAGAACCATTAGTTGTAGTAAAAGCGTTTGTTAATGTGTTTGTAGATTTGATAGGATGTATGTCATAGAACACACCTCCTGAATATGCGTATAAAATCCTGTTTGTACCAATAATAGAGTATTTTCTACCAGCACTGTTTACAAAATGATGAAGGCCTCTACCAGCTCCTGTTAAATTGTTCTCTCCTAATTGAGACCAACCACCTATTTTTTCTGGTGTACCATATCTAAAACGAACGTTATCACAGTCTACCCATTGTCCTTCAGCTCCTGTAGGTGTGATTTGTTTATTAATACCAGGTTGAAAACCTATTTTTTGTAGCATAGATAATCCTTCTTTAGTAACCTATTTTGATCGGCAAAATAGATTGCATCTAATTTACTGTTTTTAAACACTTTTATAGCATCTTCTACGCTATAAACAAGTGGCTGTCCTGCTAAATTAAAGCTAGTATTTAGCAAAGCTGGACAATTATTCCTTCTTTTAAAAAGCTTTAGTAGCTCAAATAAGGTGCCTTTATCAACAGTTTGCATTCTAGAAGTACCATCTACGTGAGTAATCGCTGGAAATAATTTTGGAGTTTTACAATTAAAATTTATAGTCATGTATGGAGATTCTTTTATAGGTAGTTTTATATAGTGTTTATATAAATCTTCTTTTAAGATTACACCAGCAAAAGGTCTATACCACTCCCTATTTTTAATCTTATTTACGATATCTTTTCCATCTTCTACTCTAGGGTCAAATAAAATACTTCTATGTCCCAAGGCCCGTGGTCCGGTCTCCGGGCTTCCTTCAAAGATAGCAACGCTTCTCTTATCTTCTAACAGCTTACAAACTTCTAAGAGTTCTGACTTATCACCAGGAGCTCTTTTTATTTTATAATAGTGATAAAAGTTATCTTTTACAGGCACAGGTTTTATCTTAGATTTTAACATGGCGGCACCAATAGATATACCAGTATCATCAGCTACAGGTTCAAAGTAAAAGTTTATATTAGGCATTGTTTCTAAATAAAATTGATTAGCTACTACGTTAAGTCCATACCCACCCACTATGCATACATTGTTAATATTTGTTTTCTTTACGTAAGTTTCTATTAGGTTAGCTACTTCTTTTTGAGTTTCTATTTGAACTAGTTTAGCTCTATCTGCATAAGTCTGATAATTTACTTTGGTAATATCTTTAGTTATTTGTTTCTCTTCGTTAAAAAAACATGTTCGTTTATCATTATTGTTTAGATGTATAAACTTACTTGATACAGGAACATTGTTATAGAATAGTCTATCTCTAGCACAAAAATAATTTGCGTTTTTACCATATGCCGAGAGTCCCATTGTCTTTCCATTCTCTAATGGATCTTGACCTATAAGAGTTGTAGCTGCTTCATATACTTTAACTATACCTAAAGTTGATTTTACTGTTGTGCTACATTTATAATACTCTTTAATAGAATCTGTTATTTTTTGTTTATTGTATTCTTGACCAGGAAAATACCAAAAGTTTTTGTATATTGGTTTTATGTTTTTATCACACACATATACTGATTCGCTTTCTCTAGCCATAGGTGTGCCGTTTACAAAAAACATACTACCATTTCTATCAACTACAATCGTTAAGGCTTTGTCAAATCCACTGTTGTAATAAGCAAGTGCAGCATGACAATCATGATGTTTTAGAGAAGAGTAGTTTTCCATTTCAACACCAAACTTCTTACTAATATATGTTCTATAGAAAAACTCTGTAGATATTTCATCATTAGATGGTGTGTGATAAAGTATATGATCTATCTTTCCAAAGTTTAAAGAACTGTATAGCTCTAAAGACTTAAAAGGATTTTTATCTCTCTTTATACCTGTAAGTCTTTCTTCTTTACAAAAGAACTCTATCTTACCGTCGTTGATGCTACAGACAGAACTATCGTGTGCAGTGTTAAAAGCTAAGACTCTCATTGTAAAGAACTCCAAATCTCTAAATCTTTTCTATAAAAATCTTCTAAAACTTTTATATTATCTTTAGATATTTTTACTTTTTCATAATCATCATAAAAATCTACATCTAATTTATTTTTATATTTATAGTATGTAAGTTTCCAAACAATATTTAAATTAAACTGTTCATTAATCCAATCTATAAATTTATAACTAAGTCCTTTTTCGAACTTCCACATTTTAGTTTTGGGTCCAATAAATTTATACTGTGGGGTAAAAAAGTTATTGTGATAGCAATGAGTTGTTTGTTGTTCTTTAATATAGTGTAATAAACTTTCTTTGGTTTTAAATATATCTGTTATAGTTTTTTGTTTAACTTTCCTTGCAAAGAAGTCGTAACTTGCTACAGATACAAATCTATCTATTGGATCTCTTATAACAATAAAGGTAGGTATGTCTTCAAAGTTATACAATGTTTCATAATAAGGATAGGTTAACAACTCTTCTATAATAGAGTTCTTATAAAAATTTCTAGATTGTTCAAAGTGAACTTTATACCCGTTGTTGTCAAACAAGTTAGATATGTATCTACCTCCTGTTCTAGGAACGTGTATGTGGTATATTTTTGTTTGTTCTTTCTCTATTAGCATTTATCCTTTTATGTACAGTCTTCTATTTATAGAATACCTAACAGCTTTTTTAGTTTTTGATATTACTTTATTAACCTTATGATATTCATAAGATGGAAATATTAAACAAGAATTGTGTTTTAGATTAGGCATATAATCGTATTTAGTAAAAACTAATTGACCTCCATTATACTTTTCAACATTCATAAGGTATAGAAAAGTTAACACAGAAAAATCATTGTGGTTTTGATAACTAGCTCCGTTGTAATACTTTTGAACAAAAGTCGTATCTTGATTTGTCAATGGAAGATAATTTAAGAATGGATTTAAATCACCATTATATTTTAATCTAAAGTGTTTTGATGTGTAATTTAAGATTGTGCTTTTACTTCTATCCTTGTCGTAAATTCTATCTATGCAAAAAGGCTCGGTGTTATTTTTTATCTTTAAATTTTTATGATGATCATCAGCGTCGTATACTTCTGTCAAAGAAGTAAGTTCCGTGATCATTGATTCAAGTTTAGTTTTGCTAAACACATTATATATAATGGTATGGTAGAAAGGATGTTGTAAATATTTAATTTTCATTTCCTTAAGAATACCGACAAAGTAAATCTAAACTTAGGACCTTTTATAGATTGAGGTCTTATAGTGTGGGGTATGTGACCATCAAACAGTATTATACGACCAGGTTTATATACAGAAGCAAACTCTATTTTACTTAAGTCTTTGCTATTATAAAAAAAAGTTTCACCATAGAAACCATCCTCCCAATTTAAATTAACATAGTATAAAGCTCCAATTAAATTTTCATGAGTGTGTATGTAATGAACATCATCAGACTTAACTAAATTTAATTCTATAATGCTTATCTTCTTTTCATCAAACTTAAAGTTTTTAGATTTACTAAAACAGTTTTTAATGTAAGGAAATAGCCCACAGTTTTTTAAGTCTTGTAAACTCCATTTACTATGTAGGTTCTTTGTATATCTTTCTAGCTCTTGAGTATCTTCCCATCCTAATTTAAATATAGATTTTGTACAAAATTTATAAACTTTGTTTCTTGTTACGTAATCTACAGTGTCATCAAATATTTCTATTTTCATCTTTTTCACCAGGTTCTGGAGATTTTCTTGCAAAACTAGATGGCAAACCCACATGAGGTCTGCTATCATAAAGATCAGTTTTGGAAGAAACACGGTTGTAATGTAAAAAAACTTGAACACATTCTTTCCCTTTAAATTTATTTCTCCAGTGTTCTAGTATACATCCTTTGTATATTAACATGTCCCCAGGATCTAGATCTATTCTAACTCCTTTCTTTCCTTTCTTTCCTGATGGTTCTAAATAAATAGGCCATTTAGATCCACCTAAATTTAAAGTTGTAGATATCTCACAACTAAATCTATCAGTATGTCTTTTTAATTCATCACCTTTTACATATACTCTCATATACGAATTGTTAGGTTGCAGTTTTATACCAGTTGTTTTCTCCATTAAAGATTGTAGTTTTAACAACAAAGTATCTCCAGCTACATCTCCATACAAACAGAAAGTATCTTTACCAGTTTGACCATCGCCCATCTCACCAAACGTGTGATCTTTATCAGATATAAACTTAAGGTCTCTAAAAGTTAAAAGAACTTGTTTTCTTATTAAGAAATAATTAAATAAAAATTCTGCTATGTCTTTAGATATAGCTTTTTTTATTACTGCATAACCTTTTGTTTTAAAACTCATACGTCTTTGATCACCTCTTTTGGTCCTGCTTGTATATTAAAATGTATAAATCTAAAAGGATCCAAACCAAGATCAACTGCAAATCCATGTGTAACATATCCTGGAAAGATAATTAAGTCACCAGGTTTAGGTTTGTAATGTATTAGCTCTGATCCATAAAATATTTCATCATTTGATTTAAGTTTTAATTTAGTCATTACAGCCCCTTGTCTAGGGTCCATAAAATATGGGTAAGAAGTTTTATCGCTACATTTTAAAAAGTAAAAACCAGATACGTTTTGAGACCAATGAGTGTGAGCCGAATGATTACCACCACCTTTTCTAGAAAACTCTTGTATCCACATTTCTGTAAAATATATTTTATACAAAGACATATCGAAACCTTGCCAATCTAAAAACTCCCAAGCTTTACTTCCAACGTAATCTCTAAAGTTTATAAAGTCAGGATCTTTTAAAAGACTTGTAGAATGATAAGAACTAAACTTATCCTTTGTTTCTTTAATGTAATCTTTTTTTAACTCTCTTGCTTTTAATACATAAGAGTCAGAAGCTTTATCTAGTTTTTTTAAAAACTCTGGTTTATTTTCTACCCATATAGGTGTTGAAAAGAATTCAGTAATATTCATTTAAAAGGTCTCCCTAAGTTCCACATTACCAAAGAATATCTTGTCCCACTAGTTACAGGTTTGACTCTGTGCCAAACATATGAAGGGAACACAACTATAGAACCCTTTGGCTGTATTTCTGTACATATTTCTGTTTTACTTTCTTTTATAGGTGAATTTCTTCTAAAGTCAAATTCAAGTTCTCCACCTTTGTATTTACTAGGATCTGTTAACTGACAGATAACAGATATTTTTCTTATCTTACCATGCATGTTTGGATTGTTTGGTAAGTTATAAGGTTCGTCAAACATATCAAAGTGCCAATTATAAAACTGTCCTTTTTTGTATTTAGTAAATTGACACGTTTCTGATCTATCAAATTCAAAATTCCAACCTGCGTTTTTATTGGCTTCATAAACATAAGGATGTATCTCTTTGTATATCCAAGGTTCATTTACCCAAACAACGTTTGAGTTTCTTTTCTTATGTAGATCTTTTATTCTTTTTTTAGTTAACTTCTTATTTTTAAATTCGTCTGTTGTAGCTGTCTCATCTTTTTTAGATAAAGAATGCTTTATAAGTTTATCACAAAAACGAGAGCTCAAAGCAGATTTAAAATACCAATAAAAATATTTTTGAATCATGTCCTTCTCATTTCAGGAAGAGGAAAACGAATCATTTGATTGGGTAGGATTTTAGAATTACATTCCATTCTATTAAAAAACGTAACCATTATAAATCTTTCTTCTTCCAGGTTATCATCTAAAAAAGAGTTTGCCATATGCCACTGTGAAGCATCAAACATAACTAATCTGTTGTACATAGAATCTATTTCTATGGTTTTATTAAAACGTTCGTTGTGTGCTTTTAATTGTTTTTCAACTTTTACTTTAGGGTCTAAAAAACTTTTGTGAGCAAGTTCCCAATCCCTGTAGGCTTTATCAAAAGCTTTGGGTTTACAAATAGAGGTTCCGCAACCTTTATGTTTACTTAAATAAACAATAGCTGTTAGTTGATCGTTATGATCTTGATGAATCCAACCACCATTTTTATAATCTTTACCAGAAATTTTTTGAAAGAATTGATTAGCTCTCCATACCATATTTGTATAATTCATAGGATATAAAATTGCCATCATCTTTTCAGTAGCAAACTGAAAAAAATTATCTTCTGTTTGATCTGTTCTTATACCTGGATAGTTTTTTTGTGTTTTACTATATGATAGACTTAAACCATAATCTCTAACAAAGTCAGGATTATCAAAAAAATTATCTACAATAATTGTTGGAAACAACATTAAAAAAATTTATAAGTTATAGTGTTAATAAAATTAATATCGTTACTTCGGTTGGTGGTTATGTAATAACTGCATATTGCAGGAAACATAATAAATTTATTACTATCTAACTTTACTGTTTTTTTTAAATTTTTAAATTTTTTATCATCGTAAGTAATAACTACAGAACAAGAATTTTTTTTAACTTTTGTTCCATATAATAAAACAGCATCTGGACTCTCCTTAAGATTATTAAAGTCTGCTTGCAGTAATGGAGGAGAGGCTTCTCGTGGTTGATAAATCTCACCCCAACTTTTTTCATTAACTATTTTTATTCTGTCTTTTAAATAAATGTATTCTCTAAGATATGTATTTAATCGATCCCAGGTTTTAGTCCACCCAAATGGCATTTCAAATATATCATTGTTTAAAGTTTCAACAATTAACTCTTCAGGGTCTAAGTCCCATTTCTTTGGCATATCTACATAACCTTGATATAAAGCTAGTTCTGATAAGACTTCTTTATCTACTGGTTTATCTAAATGTTTTTTTGCCATACTAAAAATAATTAATATTTAAAACTACTCTGACTTTTTCATCTGTATGCGTCGTACCTGTATGTTTTAAATTAGAAGGAAACATAACAATTTTATTTTCTTCGCTTTTAATTTCTTCTCCTGTTTCAAATATAGTTATACCATTATTAGTATTAATGTAAAGTATGGCAGTTTTACACTTAAAAGGTGCATCTGTATGAAGTCCAAAAGGTTTAATTTTAATATCTTTAGTTGTTAAATTACCTTTTACCCTGACCAAAGATTTAACGTTTAGCCTGTCAATAACAGGTTTAATAACTTTAAAATAATCACTGGTAACTAAATTGTCTTTATAAAAAAAATGAATAAACTGAAAATGTTCGTCTCCTTCTTCTATCTTGCAATCGTTGTAAAACCACGGAAAATATTTACCCATTATTTGTTTTTTAATATCAACAAATAAAAAAGGATCTACAAAATTTTCTTTTATCTTAATCATAAATAATCACTGT